CGGGGGGCAGGGCGTAGTGCGTTGCACCCGGTCCCTATGGAGCATGTTGCTCTGTTGGGACCGTAATCGGGGAATTTCTTTCCCCGGGACCAGAGGAGCTCTGTTGCCTATGCAAGATGAGGTTGACGGGCTGACGCAGAAGTCTCGTGTGCTCCCATTTTCTGGGAACATCGGGACCTTTCGTCAGCAAGTCTTTAGACAGAACGGCTTTCCCTGGAGCGATGAGCTTCAGTTCGATCGTTCGTTCAATTTCCCCTCAAGTCTGCAAGGGTCACAGGTTACTGTGTCGGAGTCTCATCCTTCCTGGCGTTTAGTTAAAGACGTCGATAAGACGTACGCCGGGGATATTGGTGGTTCCTTTCGGACCCAAAAGAGTTACGTAGATGGCGAAACGCCACTGCGTCACTATGAGGGTCGCGAGGAGTTGGGAACGCAGTTTTACCTGATCACCACTTATGATGGTCCGGTTACTCCGTTCTCGTTTGCCGGGGTTAGCTTCCCCGCAGCTGATTCAAGCCCTGACTGGGCATTGGACGCTGTTGGGGCTACAGCTATAGCCCGTTGCAAACCCACTAATAGCATTGCGGATTTATCCACCTTCCTCGGCGAACTTAAAGCCGAGGGTCTACCAAGGCTAATAGGTGCCAGTACTTGGCGCTCAAAAGCCAAAAAGGCAACAAAGTTGCCTGGTAGCGAATATCTAAATGTAGAATTCGGGTGGAAGCCTCTCGTTAGCGATGTCCGGGCAATAGCCCAGGCAATAGCATTCGCTACGACTGTTTTAAAGCAGTACGAGCGAGATAGCGGGAAGGTTGTCCGCAGGCGGTATGAGTTCCCAACAAAAGAGGAGTATTCTGAGGAGCTGATTTCGATTAACCAAAGGGCCAGAACATGGCCCGGCAGTTCGTCGTTACAGTCCGAGTTTCCTCCCCTGGGCAAGGTCATGTGTCTAAAGTATAGACGCACTGATCAGTGGTTTTCAGGAGCTTTCCAGTATCATCTACCCTCTGGCTATGATGCCAGGAATAGGATGGACAGGATCGCTCTGAAGGCTAAGACAAGTCTTGGCCTTACACTGACTCCAGATGTACTCTGGAACCTTGCTCCTTGGAGCTGGGCTGTCGATTGGTTTTCCAACCTGGGCGATGTCATTGACAACGCATCAGATTGGGCCTCCGACGGCTTGGTTATGAAGTATGGGTACGTTATGGAACATAAGTTCTTTAGCGACACCTATATCTTCGACGGGCCCACTGGTTTGAAAAGTGGACTCGCACCTGCCCCACTTACCCTAGTCACAGAGACGAAGGTTCGGAGGCAGGCTAACCCCTTCGGGTTCGGCCTAAACTGGGACGGATTAACTCCGCGCCAGCTGGCCATTGCAGCAAGTCTGGGTATTAACCGGACGAAGCACTAAATGCTGTAGGTGATTTATGCCTACGCTACAACGCCAAAGGGAGCCTAACCGGGCTCCTAGGAGTGATGCTCATGTCGTTTACCGATCCGTTGTCCATCACCATTAGCGCGGTCACCACGCCGCTCCCACGCATTAGCGTGGGGGACGACAAAAGTGAGTACGCGAGTGGCGACGGACTCATCGTCGTGCAAGCGAGCCACCAAGGTGGCAAGCGAACGCGACGTATGTTGCGGCTCGATACGTCCAAGTTGACCGCCGACCCGTTCCGCCCTGCGGAGAATGTCAAGGTGTCCATGTCAAACTACATGGTCTTTGACCTTCCGCCGGCCGGGTATACGAGTACGGAGGCATTCGCGGTTTACCAGGGCTTCAAGACCCTGTTCACCGCCAGCTCGGACGCGATCATTACGAAACTACTAGGAGGTGAGTCATAAACGTGAGCGATCAGCTCATTATTCACGAGTCACCCCTAGTATCTAGGGATGGCTCCGTCCATCGCGTGTACTCAGAAGTACGTATGCGCGGAAGGATACGAAGCAATACCGACGAGGTGGCCAAGGCTTCCCCGACTCGCCGCGTGAAAATACGTGGCAGGTTGCGGAATAACCAAGGTCCCCTCCCGATCTATTCGATCGGGGACCGTCCGGTCCGAAGAATCGTCCACCTCTATCCCTTTATGAGGGACGAGAACAGACGCTGTTTCGCGGAGATCGACGACGGTACCTGCGAGTGGGTCGACTACAAGTTGGACGTTGGGGACGAAGTAGCCCCTGGCGCCTAGCTCGATGTCTTCCCACGAGCACGATGACCAGAATGCTTCCAAGCCTGTAGAAACAGGCAGACGAAGCACTGGTCGCCGGAAGGTGGATCAACTACCCCGGACCGACATAACCAAAAGGTTGTTGGTAGCCGTAGTAGCTTTGATCAACTTTCTGTACCTAGTTGTGCAGGCTTTTCTAGACTACAAGCTTAAGTAGCTAGTAAGTCCGCGTAACCGATATGGGCTACGGATTCGTACACCTCTAATTAAGGGGGACGATGAAAAGCCTAATGTCACTCTGGTCCTGTGTGGCTCATGAAATGGCCACACGATGCTGCACTAGCGCCGACCGCGACATAAAAACTGTCGCGGCCCGGTTCGAACACGAGGGGCTTAGCTTTCTAGCTATCACCCTGGCTGATTACGGAAAGGCCATCCAAAAATGGCTAGACCGTGGTCAAGTCGACCCTTGGGACGTTAGCGGCTTCCGCCGCGACCGTCTTACTGGTTTCCCGAGATTTCTCTCAGGTTTCCTTGGTCGTGTGTTCGATCCTAGTAGTGGTGCACTTCTTGACAATCCCGATATCGAAGCAATCATTGCTTTGCGTCAGCTAACGCTGATGTTCAGTAAGATCGCCCTTCCTTCTACATCCCTTTCGGGTAGTAGAACTCAGGTAGTTAGTCCTGAGAGGGAGAAGCGTGCGATGTTGGAATTTGTCGAGTGTGAGCAGGATGTCAGGACATCAGACTCGGCTAGAACTCCGAGAATGTACGACGAATTTTGTCGTATGTCTGATATGCTCTTCGCGAAGGTATTCACGGAAGTCGACCGTAAGGTCTACAACCAAGAACTCTTCCCGAAACATGGTCCAGGCGCTACTGCTGACCGTCTTTCCAGCAATGGGAAGTACAATCAGCAAACCTGGCCCGCCCGCCTTGAGGCTATCTTCCCGTTTGGGGAGTATGCCCTACCAAATTGGAGTTTTTACTCCGAGATGGACAAGGTAGACATCCTTGAACCCGGTTCCGAGTTACCCGTTAGGGTTATCACGGTTCCTAAGTCGCTAAAGTCACCTCGAGTTATTGCCATTGAACCAACTGCCATGCAATATGCACAGCAGGCGGTCCTTGACAGTTTGCTCGATGCCTTAGGTAGGGATGACTTCCTCTCTAAGGCGATTGGATTTGAGGACCAAGACCCTAACAGGTTTATGGCCTTCAAGGGTTCACTTAGCGGTGAACTCGCTACGCTCGATTTGAGCGAAGCTTCCGATCGTGTCTCTAATCAGCTCGTACGCGCGATGTTGCGGAACCACCCCCATTTGCTGGAGATGGTTCAAGCGTGTCGTTCGCAGAAGGCTGATGTACCAGGCCATGGTGAAATTCGCCTAGCCAAGTACGCTTCTATGGGTTCAGCTCTTTGTTTTCCCTTCGAGGCGATGGTCTTTATGACTATCATTCTCCTAGGGATACAGGATGAGCTAAGTGC